ACCTCGGTATCATTGACAATATCCATACCAAAGAACTCCGTCCCCTGCAGGTCATCTGCTGCTTGCATCATCGAGTTGTAGTAATTGCCAACGTTGCGATAATATCGTTGCGTCTCCTCCTCTGCCAGTTTCAGCTTTTCCGTTATCTCGTTGATATGCTTGGCTAGTGCCTGCCCCTTCGCTCCCTCACGTTCTGCCTTCGACATTTCATCGTACTTCTTTGTGGCATTGGATAGCTGGGCACGCAACTGCTTCAAGCTGCCCTCCTGCTCGTTTTCTGTACGCACGTTGTTCTGTATCTCCTTCTGCAGGGCACGCACGTTGTACTGGTATTCCTTGATGGTTGCGTTGATGGCTTCCGTCTGCACCTTCATTTCGTTTGTCGAGATGGTGTTATCTTTTTCCTGCTGCTGCAAGTCCTTGATGGATTGCTTTAGCTGGTCTATCTTCTCTTTGTATCTGATGATGCCATAGATTGCATCCTCGTACTTGACCTTGATGTCAAGTATCTGCTGTTTGTCTTCACTTACCATAGCTTTTTTCTTTTAGTTGTTCAACTCTATCATTGTAACCTCGCAATATCCGCTGTTTGTGGTTTTGATTTCGAGAACCGCAAAATACGCTCCATACTGGGCAAGGAACACTGGCTTCGTTTCGTCAAAGTTCAGTATCTCCAAATCGGAAAGGTTGAACCGCTCCACAATGTGGTGTGGGTTCGCCACCGTCTTTCTCAGCTTCTCCAGTTTGATGTTGAAGATACTCTGTAGGTTGATGTTGAAAGCCAATGCCGCATAGCCGCTATCGTTCTTCGTCAGGTTCACGATTCTGTCCTTGCAAGCCTTGTACTTTGTAGCTCTCTGTGTTGTAATCTTGTTACCATTCCTTCCGATAGAAGCTGTTACGCTCTCCCACTCGTATATCGGTATGCGGTTTCCGTCCGTGGCTGCGAATGGCAGCGTACAAACGTCTTGCGTATACTCCAGCGTCTTGTTGTCTACGGTCATATCCGCATCGTGCTGCTGGTATACGGTATCGTCTGCCTTCCACTTGTAGATATTATGCTGGCAATATTCCTCTACGCTGAAATCGGTCTGCCTTGGATGGTTGCAGGCTTCGCTTGGGATGAGCTTCTTCGTCCAGTCCACAGCTTGTGCCTTGGCTTCCCATAGGCTCACGATGTCAGCAAACGCAAGTCTTCCACCGATAAAACGCTGGCTTGGGAACGTTGATGTCAGAATGCAGATACACTTCAAAAAGTCCGTTACCTTGATGTCGGGAAGGTTCTTGCCGATAGGGAAATTACCACCGTATGGTACTTCATCGCTCTGCTTGATGCTGGCAGACAACCGTCCGTTATAACCACGCAACCCTTTCAAAATTCCCTTTCCGTAGTGTTTGAACTCGAAGGTCACGATGTCACCCTCTTCAAGTTCTATCTCCCCTCGTCCTGCTGCAAGGTGTATGAATCGTCCGTTTACCTTGTCCGAGTCATAGTCTACAATATACCGTCTAGAATAAATATTATCTTCGTCTATCTCATCGCCTGCAATGTAGGTCTTGGTGTACTCGCTTTCCTCTTGGCTGTCCGTATGCTTTGATACAACCTTGATTTCAACGTAGCAAGGTTCGTACTGATATACTCCGTTATGTTCTGCAGAGCCTTCGTAAGAACTTCCGACATACCCATTCGGGCGTGCCTTCGATGCATCCCACGACCAGTTCATCTGAACATCGAAGATCATCGTGCAGGCAATCTTTACTTTCAGTTGGCTGTATCTTGTCGCAACCGCCAATCCATCGAAGACATCCGATAGGCTCGTTGGCTGGAAGTCAAGAATACCGAGGTCTGTTGTTGCGAAGAAAGAACCTTCAAAGTCGCCTACTACCGTCTGCGCATCTGCCTTCCTTGTAATCAGTGGGACAGCAAGTCCCTTGATGGTCTCTTTCGCTTGGTTGCTCCATCCGAATGCAACCCCAGTCTGTGCCGTGATAAGGTCTAGGATATATTGCACCGTGACGGATGGCTGGATTGCTCCTTTCTTCAGATATGCGAATGAGCCGCCACCGAATGCATAAGTATGTGCTTCGCTGCTGGTTCTCGCTCGGTTCTCTGTCTCGCTCTTGACCAGAACGGTCGTACCAATGCTGTATTCTTTGATTGCGTTGATAACAAGCCACGCTGCCGTGGATGGTGCTTGCAGGTCTACATCTATTGGCTCGCTCTCGCTGGTGTACATAACGCTGTATGGTGCAGAACTCGATGTCTTGTGCTGTGTTCCACCCGATACGTAGTAGTTGCTTTCCGCTCCTGCACCTGCTATCCAGTAGAGCATTCCGTCCTTTGATGGTTTCACGTATACGAGCCTTCCTGCCTGCTTATAATTGTGTATGTTAACCGTGATTTCAGTTCCACCCTTGTCTGCTGGAACCTCTTCCACTCCCCATGCTTCTGCAAAGCCAGTGGATGGGTCGTAGCTTCCGTATTCCACCTGCCCTGCTGGTGCTCCATCCTTCAATGCAAAACGGATGCTGATTGTTGTCATAGCCGCTTCCGTGTCTCCGCTGGCGCAAAGTGTTCCTGCACCGATAGCCGTTGACAAAATAGGGTCGGGTGCGGTTATGGTCGGATTGGTTTCCATCTCGTATGTTCCTGCTTCCGCAGCAAGGCTTACTACGTTCTTGTTGCTGTCGAGTATTGCCCATGTTCGGTATTCGCCCTTTCCCAATACCGTATCGATTGTTGCTCTCATTCCTGCCGTGAATGGTATGATGGCGCACCGGTAGGTATCATCGTTCAACACCTCGCCCGACACGTAATTTCCGACCGCTGTTCCAGTTCTTATCTTTCCGTCCATGAGCGAGTATGTCGTGTCGCTGTTCCCTCCCACGTTACGGTCATATCCCTGCCACTCCTCGCTTGATGTCTTGACCGCTGCCGTATCGTAGCTTCCATAGAAAACTCCCTCCGATATTGCCTTCTCGTAGGTGTCGTAGCTGTTGGATCTGTTGAACCGCATATACTTCGTGCAATTCAGCTCGTTCAGCTTCAAGTCAGACGATTGGAGTGTCTCCAGTGCTTGGAACAATCCCCAATAAATCGAAATTTCGATGGTTTCCTTGACGCTGAGGACGCTTGCCCTGCCGCTGCGGATAATCTCTAGCCCATTGCGGAAATAACGAGCTGTGTGGAAAATATAGGGGTATTTGCTGCTGGTGCTCGGTTTCCCTGCAAACTGCAAGACCGCCATGTTGTGTGCGGTCTTGGGAAGGTTGATGGTGTATGTCGTGTTGGCGGTCATTTTCGTGATATCACGGAAAAGGTTGCTCTTGATGTCGAGCGTGATTGCCGATTCCTCGCTCATATCCATAAGTGCACCGTCTATGTATAGTTGCTGGTCTGTCATAGCTGCTGAATCTGTGTATTGTTAATAACCAGGTTGCAGACGAAATCCTGCAACTCTGCTGTTGTCTTGGTGTACGTTCCTGCCTTGATTGTCACGCTCTGCCACTTGTTGCTGCCGAGGTACATGTCAACGACTGGGCTGCTGGTCAGGTCTTGCAGAAAGTCGAACGTCTCGCTGTCTACCAATGGTGCGCAAAGCGGAATGGTGTCTTCCCTGCTGTAGCCTTGCCTTCTTCCGTTCGCTCCGAGGTATCCGAATATCGTATCGTCATACTCTCCGAGGTTGTTGCGCAGGAAGCTGGTGTCGCTGCTTATCGCCCTGCTCTCATCGCCTTGCGTGAATAGCCAGTAACGATAAAAGCCATGTCGGTCACCCCATCGCAGATAGATACCCTTTTCCGTGTTGTCTGCCTTGATGAATGCCAGTTCCGTGTACTTGCTGCTGGTCTTCAAGTAGAACGTGAAGTCGAAGGTCGTGTCGAATGTCGCCTGCTGTATCTTCCCGCCATAGTCCTTGATGGAGTAGTCCTTCGCTCCTGCCTTCAAGACCTTGCTGGTAATTTCATAAATACCCTGCCCAGCGAGTTCTATCAGCTTGCTAGTTATCCTACCGTCCGCATATACCAGAAGGTCGTCAGCTTCACTCATATAAATGCCGAAGGAGAAAGGGAAATGAGTGAACCATGTCAGCTGCTTGCGTCCGTTCCACGTCTCTCCTGCCCTCATCGCTCCCCACACGTAGAAGGTCGTGTAGCTGAATGTCGCGATGTCGCTCCCCTTGCTGTTCTTGACCTTCACGGAAATATTGAAGTTTGCTCCGAGGTTGCTCTTCTGGCTCTCCTTGCTGTAGTCCAGTTTCCCAAAGCTGATGCCATCGAAGAGTGCCTGCACATATTCCCGATAGTCCATGATGCAGCTGTCCGCAAATGCTTCCACGCTGTACGTGTGCGCCTTGGTCTCCCTGCTGATGGTTGTCTCGATGCTTGCTACGCCAGAGCCGCTTGCCTTGATGATGCAGGGCAGGAATGCGAAGCCTACAGCGTCCGCATACTTAATCGTGATACCGTTTATCGTTGTCTGTCTCATACCGTCTCATTGTTAAGTTTGATGCTTCCCACCGACTGGTGGATTAAGAAAATAAGCCGCTGCCCCAACCGCTTCATCGTGTCGGGCACTACGTTGCTGTATACGTCTGCCCTGCCGCCAGTGCGGTGCAGTCTAGAACCCTTGGTGGCGATTGTGTGGGCGATTGCCCCTGCCATGCTCATGTCTCCACGCTCCTGCGGTGTATACTTGTGCGGTCGCTGGGTCTTGTAGGGGATAGGTCTGCCGTGCAGCCCCTTGTCTTTCATCCACTGCCGGATGATGCTACGGAAGCCGTATGGTATCTTCCCTGCCCTGCGTCCGGTTTCGAGAACCCCGAATGGCTTGTGTCCCCATAGGATGGTTTCTTCCTCGCTGGGCTGCTCCACCTTTAGGCTCGCTATGGTGCGCCCCGATGCGTTCTGTCCGTTGATACGAATGTGGTTGATGATAAGTTGCCTTGCTCTCTCCACTTCCTCACGCATGATGAGCGATGCCGCCTTGGGGTCGAATTGTATTCCTCCCTTGCTCATACCTCACACCCTCCTATGCTCTGTGTCAGTTGCAGGGAGTACATCACGCCCGACACGATCGTGCTCAAACGCTCGATGATGGTCTCGTAGTACTGCTGCCCTTCCAGCGGTTCGAACTGGTGCGACTGGTTGATGGCTCGTATCATCTTCGCCCCTGCCACCTTCATTCGGTCGATGCACTCTCCGTTGTCTTCTCCTTCCGCTGCCCTCGGTACGGTGTCGAGATAAGCCAGGGCAACGTTCACGGTGTCGTATACCCTGCCGTTGCGTATCTCTGTCGTGCCGCTTGCTGGTATGATGCAGACGATTGCCGGATAGTTCAGTTTCTCCAGCTTGGTGTCCGCTGTGTCCCAGTCCTCGAATAGGTAGGTGTAGTCTGGTAGCGTGTCTGCTGCCAACTGCTTCAATGTTTCTCTGATTGTTGCCATAATTATCTAGATTTTCGTTTCATTTCTTCCGCTTGTAGCTTCTGCAGGTTCCGCTCGTACACGCTTCTCTTGTTGTCCATTTCCATGCACTTGTAGATGCGAAGCCATGGTGTCTTCAATACTTGGTCGTGGTCGCTGATGCCCATCCTCACTGCATACCAGTCCAGCATGCCGAACAGTCCGAAGCGCAGGGTGTCGATGCCTGCCTCCTTCTCCAGTCTCGTTGGCTTCGCTGTGTCGGTGCTCTCAAAGAGCTTGTTGATGCGCTCCACCTCTGATGTTACCCAGCCGATGAGCATAACGACATCAACCGCCCTAGCCTGCTCCACTTCCTTGTGGCTCAGACCTAGGACGGTTGTCACTATCTGATACAAACTTTCCTCGCTGTCTGATAGCTTGGAAAGGTCAATCAGCTGCCCTATGGATAGCTGGTTGAGATTGTCGGGCACTTGTTTCCCTCCGACAAATGCAGGTCGCTGCTGCTTGCCGATTTTGTAGCTGGTGTGCCTTGCAATAGCCAGCCAATACTTGAATGTCGTGTTCTTATCCATACGCTTAATTTATCTAGTTATTGTCTCAATACGTGCGCCCTAGCCGTTCCATGGCTTGCTACGGATAACTTCTTCAAGGCTACGTATCGTATTGCGTCTATGCCGTGGTTAAATGCGTCTATAGGCTGGTTCGTTGTCTCTCCATCCCTTGACTTCTTCCACTTGTATTGCTGTAGGTTCTCTGTTATTCCGTGGCTTCGTCTTGTCACGTTGATACGGAAACGTTTGAGGATATCGATACCGTTGTTGATGCTGTCCGCTCCCTTGGTGCTTGGTATTATCCACAGCCCTTGGTTGTGTATCTCTTGTATGCTCTTAGGCTCTGCCGAATCCGCAATGATAAGGTCTCTTTTCGTCAGTCCTTGCTCCTTGCATCTGTCTGCGATGTCTTGGTTCGTCAGCCCCGGCTGGTAGATTTCTTCGTCCACCCATAACTCTCCGTGCGCCAATATAACGTGCTCCAGCGCAGTTGGGTCGTTTGTAAATCCGAAGTCCATACCCCTGCATTCCATCTTCCACTCCTCCCTTGGTGGCAGCTTGTCAACGATTCCCCAATTGGTAAAGATAAGCCCAGTTATCTTTCCAGTCAGTCCACGCGCATATACTCGCCACAGTTCTGGGTCGTCAATCTCCTCAATCTTCTTGTGCTCCTGCGCTGTTAGAAATCGGTTGTTCCGGTGGTCACTCAGGATCAGTCGGCAGTCATCCCTTCCGATGATGTTGTTGTGCACCCAAAACCTTGCACTTGGGTTGTAGTCGATAAAAACCTGCTTTCGGGTTCGGATGGCAAGCTGCCAAAACACTTCGTAGGGCACACCGTTCGCTTCGTTCACGAACAGGTAGTCACGCTTACCGTTCTTGGCATCCTGCGCATCTTGGTAACTCTTGAACTCGATGATTGAACCGTTCTTTCCTCGGTAGCTGCTGTCGCTCTTATTGTTCTTGAACCAGTCCAGCAGCTCTGCCCTTGTGTGCAGTATGGTGTCGAGGTCTCGCATGGCTCCCACCTTTAGGTTCGGGAGGTCTTGGCCACATACTGTGATAATTGCCATGGGGTGTTCAAAAGAAAGCACTATAAGACGCTGCATAATGGTGTATGTCTTCCCCGAGGACGTACCGCCTTGGTTCACGAGAAACCTTGGCTTCACGTCCGCATTCGGTTCATAAAGTTCACCAATAACGTCAAATAGTGCCATTCTTTCAAACAATAAAACTTAAAACAAATTATGGTCAAAATTAACCTATATCCAATCCCTCACGCTCGATTACTTCCTGCTCACTGGATGCACACTGGTGTCCCGAGTTGACGTATCGTACCTCGATGCCGCCTTGGAAGCCTGCGTTCAAATCAAGTACAACCTTATCCAGTCCGAGCAGCTTGCAGATTTGCGTCTCAGCCTTTAGGATGATGTCAAGATACCTTGGGTCTCCTAGTCCTCGCTTCTCAGCATCGTACATTATCGCCTTGACGGTATCCATCGTTACAACCCCAGTGTCTGGATCCTTGTTAGGCAGTCCGACTTGTGTCTGTTTCTTGCTGTTGTAGTCCGCTTTGGATTTCTCCCATGCGTCCCAGGCTTCACGTATTACCAGCTTCAACCTTGCCACCTCGCTTGTTATCTTTTCGTCCGTGTCGATCAGTCTCTCTTCCCTCCACTCCTTCAATAACCGCTGAATGTCGCAGTGCGCCTGATTGTATTTCGGTCTGTCGAGCCGTTTCCTCACCTCTGCCGTGATTTCTCGCTCCGTCCATCCCTTGCGGTATAGGGGTGCGATAATCTGCAGGCGGTTTTCGATTTCGATTTTCTGCGCTCGATGTTTGTTGTTGTTACCTTGTGGCATAGTTATTTTTATTAAAATCAACGCAAGTTGCGTTTTCTTTGCAGGGTAAACAAATTGCCCACCTAAACAATTTTAACGCAACTGCGAGCCTTATTTGGCTCCGTTATACTTATAGATAAAATTTCCATCCGCATCTTTGCCGTCAGGAACTAGCGCTCCCTCAAATAACTTGTATGGACTTTGCCCATTTTGAGGGTTATTCCATAGCCAACGCATATACTGCGCCATCGTCATTCCGTAGAAGTGAGCTCTTTTTTCCGAAGAATTACGATTAAATCCTTGCGCCCGCCCCCATTCGTATTGATGCAGGATTTGTATATCCTTGCATACTTCCGCATAAGTTACGATACCATTTTTCTTAGCAATCTGAAGGGCTTCGCACCACTGACCCCTAGAGTAGTTCCAGTTAGAAGGAAGTCCGCAGCAACTGCCATTGTTACATAGCTCCTTAAAATGAGCGTCAGATACATAGAATCTCATATTTACTTCCTCGCAAAGTTCCTTCATATTCTTGAAGAATGGTTCTTTAACTTTTCGGTTCAGTCTGAGGTAGCCGCAAGATACACTATACTTCTTGTAGAACTTCATTACATCGAAGCCGCAAAGTTCATTCAGTTTCGGCATAAAAGCCTTAAGCGTAGGACTTCGTTCCTCAACGCAAAAGAACTCTGTGCTCAATGCGCTGGCTCCGCAATTCGATGCAGCCTTGATTAGATCAAGATAAGATGGTGTACTTACTCCAATGATAAAAGGACGCAATCTTAATGTCGCCCCCCCCCAGCTCCAGCGTTAGCAATTCTCTCGATAGCTTTCAAGCGTTCCTCGGGAGAATCTACGCCACGTTCGATAACATGCGCCTTGCGCTCATCTAGTGTGATTATCGAAAACTTAAAATTCCAGTTTTTCTGACCACGAATCAAGTCCATATAGCGCTTGTCTTTAGTAAACCAAGTAGCCTTGCTGGAGAAGCACAGAGGGTAATCTATATCCTTGAAGAACTTAAGCAATTCGAGCGTCTTTCCGTACTTCCTTTCAAAGTTATCGAACTGGTCGCTCATTCCACCCCACTGCATAACCTTCCTTTGCTTGATGTATTCGGAAAACTGACCAGCATATTTGTCGGGCTCGGTGAACATTTTTTTTATTTTCTCAACGTTAACTGGATTGACTTCCTTATGAGCATAACCTTCCTTGCCGCCACCAATACCGCGTTGGAACTGAGCAAAACAATACATACACCCGAAGGAGCAATTGCTATAAGTATCAAAGGTCATCGGCATTGAGCAATCTGCAATTTCAGCCGTCCACCTTGGTGATTGATAATAAGCCATATCTTTATATTTTTAAAATCAGAAGAGAATCGCCGCCACGGTCTCCAATGACCTCAAACCCAAATTTAAGATAGAAGTCCTTGCCGTCGTGCGACCTTGTATAAACACGACTATACCCACATTGCTTAGCAAACTCAATCGCTCTATTCAGAAGTTTTTTCGCAAGCCCTTGATGCTTGTGGCTGGAGCGTGTAGCCATACCGATGATGCGAAAATATTTTTTGCAAAGAGTTCCGATGATAAAACTATTATCTGTATGCTCGCAATATAGTTTCGCCTTACTCTTGTAGGTAATATAGCTCGCATATGAGACGTCTTTCACGGCTTGCTTGCTTTCTGAATCTCTAGCTATAGAGGTAAGCAACTTTGCATCGAAGTTACTTGCTATCTCCATTCTTTAGCTCGTCTAAATTGTAAACAACCTTGTCTATCTTAGCAACTCCAATCAGAGCGGCTAGATAATCCTCCTGCTCCTTGGAGTAAACGATGATTATTCTCTGTTTCTCCGTTTCGTCATCGCCTTGTATGTCGGGCAGGTCGTCAGGTGTAAGGTCTACGCCTTGTAACTCCTCGGGTAGTTTATCCTCCTTCTTTTCTTCAAAACCTGCCAGCTGCCAGTCTTCCATACCCCAATCTTTGAGAAGGTCGGTATTCCAGGCATTCGCCAGCATATTCGTGTCCCAGTCTCCGAAGCCCACATTATCCTTGATGATAAACTCCTTTTTCTGTGCCTCGGTGAGGTCAGTTGCGTTCACGATGGTTGCAACTGGCTTCTTGCGCCAGCCCTCCCAGTACTTCAAGAGCGCATCAACTTCGCCCTGCGTGAACTTCTCGCCATCGCTGATGGTAAAACGCAGGGTATCCCAGTCCATCGACACGATGTGCTTGAGGGCACGCAGGCGCATATTGCCACCCAGCACCGTCATCGTCTCATCAACAACAATAGGACGAATGGTCAGCATTCTAGGGAATACGAGAAGGCTCTTCACCAACTTCTGAAACTTCTCCGTGGTGATGGTTCTCGGGTTCTCCTCATTCTCCACAACTCTTGATAGTGCAATTTCTCCTGTTTTCATATTTTTCTTGTTTTAAGCTCGAAATTAATGCTTATTTGGTAAACATTGGCGCAAAGATACGACTTTTTCGCTTTAGTTGTTCGTTCTTCGCACACTTTTAACTTTTCTCAACACTTTGCTTTCCTCTTATCCGTCAAAGGCTCTGATGGTCTTCTGCAGGGTTGTCTGCGGCTTCTGTGGCTTGACCTTGACGGGGAATCCTGCACATACCCACGCGAGAAGAAGTGCGTCTCTCTGGTCTTGGTTCATTCTCGGCATCTTTCCGTCTGAGCTCATGAAGTAGGCGATTTCGTCTTGTGTTATTTTTCCGTCCTTGCCTTTCCAGCACTTCTTCAAAGGTTTTATTATCTCGTATGGGATATTGTAATGTTTGCAGCACTCAACGATTAAGATTCCGGTCTGATGGTTCATTCCGGTAGAGCGTCCGATTGCTGCTGCCTTGACTGCTGTCATGAACCGATTAAGCACATGCCAGTTGCTCTTGTTGAGCCAGCCGCCTTCAATAACGACCTTGACCTTCTTGCAGCTTTCATTCATTGCCCTTATGTAGTCAATCAAAGCTGGGAAGTTCATCTTGTAGGCTAGAAACTTTCTGTCATCATAGACTGTACCTACTCCGCTTTCCTGGTTGTCGGGGTCGATGCCGATTATAACTGTTCCTTTTTCCATTTCGTTTTCTTTTGTTTTACTTTCGTTTTATTTTTGATTTTCTTTTTTTTGTTATTTTCTTGAAATTTTCGTTTTAAGCCGTTATCTATGTGTCTGTGGGTAGTTGTTCGGGTTGCGGAATCTTACGTGCGTGTGTGCGCTTGTGTGCGCTTGTGCGCTAGCTCCCTACTATTCCTATCCTCTACCCTATAGTCCCTTCTCCTTTCATTGTCTCTTGCTGGCTTGAAACGGAAAAATCGAGGGAGTGCCTGCCGATTTGCAAATAGGTGAATATCTTATATCGAACGAGTTTATTTTGCAAACACTTCCTCTTTGGATTTTGGATTTAATATAATAGCAAGAAAATTCTCACATGGGATTCTTGCCCTAGACTATCTTTTTGTTTATTTCTTCATGTTCCACCTCGCTTTCTTTGTTTAGAGTGGGCAGCGTTGAAGGTCTGCCCAGCTGGTTAAAAACTTATTTACTGTGATTCAAGGATTGCTCCTTCTTTTTCTTGACACGCTCTGCAAGCCACTTGAAGTGCTCTGCCGCCTTCGGGTCTCGGAAGATTGAAGCCTGCACTTCCGGATTGATTCTTTCCAGCTTCTTTCTTTCGGCTTGAAGCCTGCGCTGTTTCTTCTGCTTGTCGTTGTATTCCTTGATTTTGTCAGGGTTCGCCTTTCTCCAGTTGCTGGCGTACTCCAGCATTCTCTTTCGGTGCTTGCAGTAGTACTCATGGTTGTAAAGAGAAGTCTTTTCCCTTCGCTTTTCCTGCTGCCTTTTTCCGTACATCTTGACCTTTTCGGGGTTCGCCCTTCGGTATTCTCGGTTCTTCCTCATCAACTCCTCACGGTGCAGCATGTAGTATCTGTGTCTTCTCGCACGCCTGCGCTCCTCGAGTTCCTTGTCCGTGAATTTCTTCCTCTGTCCCATTGCATTCATTGATGTCTTGGTGTTCAACATATTGCCTGCGAGGTGGGCAGTACCTGCCGTTGATGCAGTTTCTCCCTCCCTCGCAAGCCTTGCATAATTCACTCGCCATACGTCCACTAGAATGGTAATGGTAAATCCTCGCCTTCGTAGTCAGCGAAGGCGATATTCTCGTGCCCCTCGTATGGGATGCAGTGTTCGAAGTCCGCTGGCTTTCCGCTGTATAAAGGCAATACGTTGTATCTATTCGTACAATTCTCTCCATGGTCACGAATAAATAATGCAGGACGCCACTTGAATCCGCTTCCGATGCTTACCAGCACCTTGTCAAAGGTCTTGAAGTCTGGCTGCGCCATCGCTTCCTTCTCTTTCTTCTCCCAAATGGAGTAATGCTTGTTGAACAGTTCGGCTTCGTTCTCTGTCGCTTCTCGCAGTTCCTTGTGCAAACTGATATTCAGATAGAAGGTTTCGTTGGCAATGAAATACTCGGTCTCAATTTCGTACTGCTTGCCGAATGTCAGCGTGTCTTTGCTCTCGTCTTTATCGATGAGCTTGCCAATGACCGTCACATCGCCATCCTCGTCTTCTTCGTTGAAAACGTAGAGTTTGCCGATTTCAAACGCTGGCTTCTTCGGCTTCTCAATCTCCAGGGTTTCACGGTTCAGCTCTCCACCGAGCCGCTCTTCAACGAATCGGATATATCCTGCTGGATCATCGCTCTTGACCCAATCGGCTGTTCGGAAACTTGAAGCACGCTTGTAATACAAGCATTCTCTCTCCTTGACGTATCTTCCGAGAAAGCGTGTCTTCGTCTCATCCTCGTATTTCTCGAATGTGCAGATTCCTTGTACTCCCTTGTCGCCTGCAAACTCCAGCACGTCTCCCTTCTTGAAGAACCTGCTCCAGTCTCTCATTTCCTTTGATGGGAAGAGCAGGACTTCTCCTCCCTTCATCCATTTGCCGTTCTTGTCGAAGGCGTACTCTCCGTTCTCGTCCTCAGTCCAAATTGCTTCCGCTTTCTCCTTGTCTGCTGCAACTGAAGTGAACTCAACATTTCCACAAAGTAGGGTGTAAAGTGGAGTACCATCGGGCATTCCCTTTAAAAACTCATAAATATCAAAATCTTTCTGTTCCATAATCTGAATGTTTTTTATTGTTTGTTACTCTTGTTTCTTTTGTCTGTTATATCTTCACGTGTCCGAGCTTCTTGTAAAGTTCCACAAGCTCCAGGGTGTCTAGCCAGAAGTCGGTGTTGCCAACGTATACGTGACGTCGGTGGCTGTCTGTGATGATTTCAATCTTTTTCATTTTCAACTACGTTTAAAATTGTCCGTGTCCGCATTGTAATCCTTTAGGATACATTCTAGTGCCTTGATTTCATCATCTGCCAGCCAGATGTCTCTGTCGTCAACTGACAGATGATGAAGACCGCATTCACGGACAAGTATGATATTATTAACTCTGTTCATAGATAACTATTTGAAAAGTTCCATCTGTGGATGGATGATGTTCATGCGCTCCTTCTTGGCAATCCATGCAAGAACCTTGGTGTCCTTGGTCTGTTGCTTTCTGTTCTCCATCTGTCGTATGATGAAGCTGAGAGCATCGTGCAATGCCTTATTTTCCGTCTCGTAGAAGATTGCCGATTTGTCGTATCGGCTTGGATAGTCTGCCGGAGCACCGCTGTCGAAGTCGGAAAGGCTGATGTCGTAGCCCCATATCCATCCGTACTGGGTATTGGCGGTCTTCACTGCCCAGCATGAACCGGTGTCTGCCTTGCGCTCCATGATGTGCGGATTGATGCATACATCGTTGATGTTGTACTTGAATCCGTCATGCTCTGCCACTGGCTTGTTGATGTCGTACTTGTGCTCTTTGAGCCAGTCCGTCCAGTCGCTAACGGTCTCGAAGACAAGCCCTGCGGCTCTGCATTCGTGGAATATTAATTTCTCTTCTGCCATAGCTATCCCTCCTTCATGTACTCAATAAGTTCCTCACGCTGCTCAGGTGTCAGAGCGTCTGCGATGCGCTCGGCTGCATCTTTCTGGCTGTTGACGTCCAAGCTCTCGAATGCTTGCACAATGATGTCGGCAGCAGTATCATATTCAAGATACGACATATTGTCATTTACAACATTATATCTGCTGTCTTCGTCAAATAAGTTACGGAACATGTCAACCAAAAATTCCTCTTGACCTTTATTCGATAAACCGTTGAACATTTCTTCGAGGTCGATGTCAATGCTCTGTGTATTGTATTCTGCCATAATTCTTTCGTTTTAAGCGTTTAAAATCTGTTTGCCTTATAATTTACCGCCCGAAGCGTGAAAACGTCTCAGAGCGGCTTATTTTACCCTCATTCGTTATTTTTCGGGCTTCCAGTCGATGCCCAGCCGCTGCAGAACTCCCTGCTCGTAGAATCTTTCCAGTGAATCCTTGGCTGGCTTGTTCCGTGGGTTCTTCTTCAAGTCGTCCAGGTTCTGCTGGATTACCCATCTGAACTTGTCGTCTCGGCTCTGCCGGCTCGATGGCTGCTGGTGCTTGGCTTGCTCGTAGCGTTCCCCGATGCTCGGTCTTTCCGTTGCCGATGGATCCTGCGCCTTGGCTGCTGCCTGCTGCTGGCTTCCTGCTGGCTGCTCGTTGTCGTAGTTGCCTTCAAGCACCTTTGGGAAATTGGAAGGGCACATCATCCAGTCGAAGCTGGCAACCCATCCCTTTCCGTTCTTGCCGTTCATGAAGTCACTCTCCATGGCTTTGTCGATTGCCTTGTAGACCTTCTGAACGTCCCCTCCGTATTCCCTTATCCTTGCACGCACGTTGCTCTTGCGCTGGTCGCTCATCAAGGTCAACCTTCGCATTGCGCTGCCCGATTGGTCATGCTTGGTGTTCCAGTATTCCTTGATAGCCGCAAAATCAATCTTGGCGCATCGTCTGGCTTGGTCAACTTTCGGATTTTCCGAAATTGACAAACCTTCTTTAGAAGGTATATTATCTGTTTCTTTAGAAACATCATTATCATCTACATATTCATTTACATATACATTATCATTATCATATAAGGTTTTTGAAAAAACCTCTTGGTTTTGTTTGGTTATTTCGGAAACCTCTTGGTTATTTTCTAAACCAATTGGTTTTTGCTTATCCTCTTGGTTTTTTCTTGGTCTGCCACCCTTCTTACCGTTGGCTCGCCATCGTTCGACCTTCTCTTCGTACTTGGCTTTATTCCGTTTTATATCGTCAATGATAAAGCTAAAAGCCATGCGCACGACTGGTTCGAGTTTGATACTCTTTCCATCCCTTGCGTAGAGAAATATCGCCCTCGTAAGCTGTCCGAGTTGTTCATCGGTCAGTCCCTCGATGAGAGCGTAGTATGATGTGTATAAGATAAATGAATCGTTCATGATTTTATTCCGATAATGATAATTTCTTTTCCAGCTTCCGTTTGAGCACGGTAGCCATGCGGATTCTGTTCTGCTGGCTTGTGTCGGTCGGTGCTGTCACTTTCCTACCTAGGAAAATATAATTCTCCAGTTGGGAAATTATATTCTTTAGGTCGGTCTTTGATATTTGAACGCTAGCCATAAGCCTTACTTGATAAGTAATCTTCTTGCTCCCTGCACCTGCTTGATGTAGGCTGCGCATTCCTCCGGATGGTCTGTCTGAAAAGCCTTGGCATCGAATTTCTCGCTCGCCTTCGGTGCTTTCCACGTTGCCAGCGTCTTGCCGTTTCCGTCCACGATGCTCTCTGCGTCCCCGAAGAACAGCTTCAAGTTGTCCTCGATTTCCTTCTGTCGGTTCTCCAGTGTCTTGCTCTTCTCCTTGATGTCCTTCAACTCGATAAGCATGTCCCCGACTTCTGCAGTGGCTTCTATCTCCTTTCCTGCCTTGTGCAGCGGTGACTTCAAGAGAACGTCTTGTGCGCTGTATGCAGGTGGCTCTTGGTTGCCCACGATGTAGTCAAGCCAAAACTTGGTAATCTCGTCACGCATCCATCCGAAGAATTCGGGGTCGAAATCGATGTCACGGTAGCCGAACTCCCTGCCTGCTGTCAGCCAGGCAAGTGCTCCATCCTTGTATTCGCCCACTCCGAGGTTCATCTGAAGCTGGCAGAACCAATGTTTCGGGAGGTCGTCTGCATCTATCTGCATCTGCGTTGTCTTGCACTCCAGGATGCTCTTACTGGCTTCGTTGTGCGTTGCTCCAACTCTCCAGAAGGTGCGGTCAGGAGATACACGCAAATATGGTGCATCGGTGTTCGTGATGGTGTAGTCGTCCGTACTTGCCTTGATGATGTGGCAATGGCTCTCTCGCTTGTAGAACTGCGCAACTGCGTCCTCAAGAATGTGTCCTGCAACCATGGCGAAGTTCTCTACCTTTGGTGGGTCGATGCCCTTCTTGCGTCTCCACAGCTGGTATGGGGTCTCCCATGGGTTCAAACCGAGTACCGTGCCTGCTTCTGATGCACCAATACCGTTCGAGCGGTTCTGCAACCACTCCTCTCTGTTCTTGTACTTGATTATCTGTTTCATTGCCTGAATGTTTTTATTTATCCATTAAGAATTTTTTAGCTGCTCTAATAACAATCGAGCGGAGGAACTTATCATCTTTCATATTCTGATAAATTCCGTCTGCGAGGAGTTTGGTATTGCCTGCGTAACTCACAAGGAAATCGTAGCCTGGACTTCCCTTTTCGTCTACATCTCCAGTGAACTCCGCTGCAATCTGCAAATAGCTTCTACCCTCATTGTTTTCCTCTGCCCATACACCGAATCCCTTTGAGGTCTTCTCGAAGTAATTATCAATGGTGTTCTCTTGTCTCTGATTGTCTGTTTCGTTCTGTTTGTTCATTGTTTTACTGAATGTTTAATAGTTGCCACGGCTTCCCTTGGTAGGTTGTGATGGGAGCCCACCCCATAGGTTGTGCCGTGGCGGTTCGGGCAAACGTTATAACTTTATAAACTAAACTACTTTTTCGCTGCTGTGCCAGTCTTGCCTTGGCTGCGGTTCATTGCCTTCTGCGCCTTGTTCTTTGCATCATCGGCTGCTGCCTGCGCCTGCTGTGCGATGGCATCCTGCTGCTTTGGCTTCTTGAAGGTCTCCTCTACTGTGGTCGTACCTTCCTTGATAGCGTTGTACACACCAGCCAGCTTCTGAATATCCTCTGCCGTGACTTCCTCGGCTGATTTCTTGCCCAGGTATTCCAGCAGCATAAGGTCTGTTACCTGGTACACTTGGAAGCATGCTACGCAGCTCTTCCACTGGCTCTGTACGCCAGTCTGCTTGATGTGCTCGAGTGCCTTTGCCTGCACTTCCTTCACCACGCTTGCAATTAAGACCTGCGGCACGACCTTGCAGATTGCGTTACGTTGAGCAATGGCAACTGCCGCATTGCCAACCACCACCTGCATATCCTGCGAGTAGGTGTAGCCCTTCGAGGTCAGAATGCTTCGCTTTACTTCGGTAG